TTGCAAGAGTTGCTAAATTATCTCCTTGATAATTTTTACCCATAGGTGTAGATTTATACAACTTAATTGCTAAAGGCATAATCATGCTTTCAAGTGCAGTCACTGTATCTACAGTTACATAGTCATATGGTTTTCCTGCTTCTTTAATGGCCTTACCTGTATCTAATAATGTTTTTAGATCAGGAATATCAACTTTTAATGCATCAACATAACCACTACCAGACTCTAAATCTAATATTAGATTGTTATCTAACATAGAAAATGCAGTTGTCTTACCCGCTTTTGGCTTACTGTATATAATTAATCTTTTAGGATTAACTTGTACAGCTTTTACTTTTTTTGTTGGAAGTACTATACTCATTTTATTTTCTTTTCTATTTTTTCTAATGTACTTGCTATTCTATCTAAAGCTTTTAGCAAGTCAGGAGAACTTTTCTCTTTTGCTTTCTTAAGATCATCTGTTTCCCAAGGAACATAGTCAGGATCCTTAATAACTTTTTCTTTCTCTTCATCAAAGTCAGGAAATATACTCAAAGACTTCTGAAGTTTTGGTAACTCCTCAGCCTTTTCTTTTTTCCTCTTCTCATACAATGCATAAGTTATTTCAGAACCATCATCAAGAACTGCAGTCAACTCAGAAACAGGTATAACATAACTGCTATAACTATTACCTTGTGAATTAGTACTTTCTTTTAGTTCATATTCCTCAGCATAGTATGGATTGTGACTAAACTTAAACAAAGCTCTATCATCATTCATTGGAATGACATCTTTAACTTGATTATTGTCACCATATACATTGTCATAAAACTCTACAAAAATATCTTCTCCTTTTTCTAGTTCCCATTCAAAGAATTGAACTTGTCTACCATACTTACCTTTCTTAAAAAAAGCAGTTTTAATAGTGAAAAAAGGATCAGCTACTTTTGCATTTTTAAACTTATCCATGTGTTCTACAAAGAACTCTTTCTCTCTTTCTTTTCTGATATTCATTTATCTTATTGTTAATTTTTGTTTCATACCTTGTGGAGGAGCATCAATCTCCACTATTCTCATTGTACTTCTATCTAGTTTAAAGAAACTTATTTTTGTTAAACCATTTCTAGATTTCAAAAAATGAAATACTAGTGTATCTGGATCTTCAATAATAAATTTTTCAGGACCATACTGTCTTATTTTTCTTATAGAAGGTTTATTAATTCCAATTACTACATCAGCATGTTGTAATAATGCATCTGAACCATATATATCAGAATCAAGTACATAGTTTCCATAACTACCATCTTCTGATCTTTTAGGGTCATCAATATTTCTATTAAGCTGACTTAATACTAAAAATGCAACTGGATATTTTTTCTTTAATGTTGTCAGTGCTTCTCCTAGTTCTCCTAACATTGCAAACTTATCTTTTTGATACTTACCAACTCTAAATAAAGCTGAGTGATCAATAGTAACTAGCATATTAGGAAAACCTTTTTCTGTTTTGTATTTTTCCATTTCATATCTGATGGTAGCAGCAAACTCATCAATAGTACAAGCATCATAAATAACATTTATAACATCTTTATTTTTTGTAGATTTATAATATTCTACACATTTGTTATAAATTGCTTCATCAACTTGTCTACCAGCTTTACTCATCAAAGTGTTATAATCAGCTCCTGTTTTTAAACTAAACTTTCTTATACCATTTGTTTCATCTACCATTTCCATCTGAAACTTTAAAACTCTAAATTCTTCTTCAGGATTGTGAACTAAAATATCACTAATCAACTGTTCCATAAATAAAGTTTTACCAGTTCCAGGTCTTGCACCAACTACAGTGATGCTTTTCCATTCTAAACCGTCACAAAATGCATCATTAAATTTTGGCCATGCACTTTGCAAAGATTTTAATTCACCTTTTCTTCTAGCTTTCATTTTCATGAGAGCTTTAGCTAAAGCATCTCTCTCACTTACAGCTTGAAGAGGTCTAGCATTTGTTGTAATATCAGCCATTAATCTACTTCATCTTTAAAATAGACAACATCTACGTCAGGATTATTCTGTACTAATTCACAATAATTAGCTAACTCTGATTCCCAAGTCTTATCAGCAACATTTTGTTTTCTAATAAAATACTGAGATGTTCTCATATATTCATAATTTCTAATTTCAAAATCTTTTACATACTTATCAGTAGCATTTAATATAACTTCCCAACTATAATCATAGTTTTCAAAAAACCATCTAAAAGGGTTTTCTAAATTTTTGTAGTTTACTCTTGCATACTTACCAGATGGTAGCTTTTTGTTTGGATATAGTTGGTTATAAGCTTTTATATTTGTTATGAAATCTTTACCCATTAAATCAAGAGAAGTTTTCTTTTTACTTTTCTTAAAATAAGAATTTATTTCATCTATAAATATAATGCTTTTACTTGTCAATTCCAAGTTATCTTTCAGCCATTCATCTTCTTTTAATCTATTGATCTCCAAGGATTTATTTATAAATTTATGAGGAACAGTTTTGTTTTTAATACAGTATAACACATAAAAAGTATTAGGTGTTAATTTTTCCTTTATAAGTTTGTTAAATACGTCATTCATCTTATTACCAAATTATTGTTTTATTTGTGTTATCACGTAAAATGTTATTTATTTCTTTAAATACACCTTTTGAATCCCATTTACCTCCTTTATAAGCTGCAGATGCTGGATGCGGTACATTAAATTTATAATTAAACTTTTCATTAATTAAATCACCCCAACCTTCTGCTTTTTTACCCATAAAGACATACACTATACCTGTATAATTATCATTTAAGTAAGTTAATAAGTATGCTGTAAATGTTTTCCAAACATCATAATGAGAACCAATATTACCTACTTCACAAGTAAGAGCTGTATTAAGCATTAGTATACCTTGGTTACTCCATCTTTTTAGATCTAATGGATTATATAATAAATCATTAGTTCTATATGCTGGAAACTCTCTCTCTAACTCATTAAATATATATCTTAATGATGGCTGTGGCTTATCTGTTTTAGAACAACTAAACGCTATACCATCTGCTACTCCTAATTGTGGGTAAGGATCTTGTCCTATCATAACAACCTTAAGGTCTTTATATGGACATTCCTCAAATGCTTTAAAAATATCTTTAAGTGGTGGTGTAAATCTTTTGTTTTGAGTTGCAAATGTATGTAATTTTTTAATACTATCTTCAAAATCACTACTAAATATATAAGATTTAAAAACTTTATCCCAACCTGTATCTTTAAGTTTATTAAACATTTTTTGTTTAATTTCTGTAATATTAATTTTATTCATATAATTATTATATATTTGTTAAAAAAAAAATTATGGCTATAAAAGTAAAAGAAATGAAAGAAGACGCAATAGTAAGTGTTAAAGTAAATAAATCTTACTATTTAATGTGTAAAGCTTTATCCTTTTTTATAGTTAAACAACTTGATGTTAAAGGTGAAGACCCATCTGCTAAACTTCAAGAAATAATGACTAAAGAATATAAAGAGCTTGATGAAGTACAAAGATCTTTTTATACAATAGCATTGCTCTTAGCTGAAATAGAAAAGCAAGCCCAAGAAGAAAATCTCACAGAAGAGAAAGAAATTCTTGAGCCTGGTGATGAAGGTTATGAAGAACCTACTGAGGAAAGTTAATATTTAAATCTTCCCCTATCTCTATACAAGCTTGAATTGCCATTGTTAATTCATCTTTGCTACAATCAGCAAAAGACTTATAACAATCTTCCCCTTCACAAAGCCCTGCTTGCTTTTTAATTAATTTTTTCATTTCATTAAAAGTATAACCACTTTCATTGGCTAACTCTCTAATACAAGCATGAACTTTTGCAAGTTGTGCTTTACTATGATCTTTATTAGCAAGATCAATATACATTTCAACTTCCTGACCATTAGAAAGTTTTTCAATAAATAGTTCATATCCTAGTTTATCTTTTGGACTAGCATATGTTAACCTACCATCTTTCATTTTAAATTTACCTGTAAACATATCTTAAATTTTCTCAAAAACTTTTGGACTTATTACATCTTCCTCATAGTTAATACCATTATAATTAACATTATCTGTAGTAAAAACACCTAATTCTTTAATTCTTTTATCTCTTAAACTCTTAATGGCTAAAAATAGCATATATAAATTTTCAGAATCTACAGATTTTATTTGACTGACCATTCTTGATCTGTCTGCTTTATCAATGAATTTTGTTGCAATAAGTAAATTAATCTCTGCAAATAAAATAAAAGGTTTATACGTACCAGCTTTACTTCCTTCTGTATACATAAACCAAAGATACTTTATATTACTCATATCTTTGGCAACCTTATAATGTTCTCTACATATATCTTTTAAAAGCTTATAGGTAATCTTATCATGTATTTGAGAATAAGTATTCATAGTTCTTTCCATGATAATACCGCTTTTCTAACTTGTTTACCTAAATCAGCATCATTTGGATACTTCTTCATTAAATGTAGTACTAAAACAGTAATATTAGGCATAGTAACTATTTCATTATCTATGCTATATGTACTCATATTAGTATTACTATCTACACTTTTTACCTGTCTTAACTTATTTAATTCTTCTTTACTCATATTCTGCTAATTTTGATCCTAACAATTGATTCTCTTCTTCTAACATGCGGATGTAATCATCTAACTCTTTACTAGTAGTATCTATAGGTATTATTGCCTGCATAGCACTACCATATCCATGAAAATATATTACAAATTTATACCCATCCATTTCAAAAGTTTCTAAAAATCTCTCATCACTTTTACTTTTATACTTCTTTACATCAATTAATTCAGCCTTATCCCATTGAGAATCTCTTAGTAAACTTTTTTTCTGATTTTCTTCTATAGTAGTACACCCTACTAATAAGAGTGCTACTAATAATAACTTATTCATATTTTCTTCTTTTATAAATTCTTATTTTGTAACAAAATATGTTTAGTCTGAACACTCTTTTCCATCTACTAGACATGTTCTTTCATATTCTCCCAGTCTCTAGTAATTTTTACTTCAACTTTATACTTTTTATCTGTATATGGATCTTTCCATATCTCACAGCTTTTATCTTCTTTTGACCAGTCTTCAAAAACTATTCTATCTAAGATTTCTTTTTTAAGCTTTTCTCTGTAGTGGCCAAATATTTCATTATCTATTCCCATTTTTTGTTGATTTTAGTTTATTAAATATTTTTCTTTCTGATTCACTTAAGGTTGAATAAGTATATTTCTTATCCTCAAGCATTTCTTTTTCAGTCTCTACATAGGGTTCTTTTTTACTACCTAGTCTGGACTTAATAGGGGACAACCTGTCACTCCAGGTTTTCCCTTTCTCTATTGGTACTTTCATTTTCTTTATTCTGCTTTGCTATAAGATAAGCTATATAGAGATCT